CCCTCGAAGCATCGCCATTGGATCGACTGAGGTTGATTTATTTAAATTAGATGCATACCCACCAAACTTCATCGCATCGTCTCGATTTTCGCCTATAATTTTTCTTAAATAATCTTCTCGGCTCATGGCTTCAGCGGCAATGCCCGCATTATCCATCCCCCTACCCCTCGCCACTAATCCTTCACGAGCGGACTGAGTGGCTCGCCGTCTCATTTCGGGCGATAGGTCAGTCATTTGTGCTTCATTGAAAGCCTGATCGGCTAACTGGTTAGCTTGATTTGTACGAGCTTGCATGAGTGGATCGGATGCACGATAAGCCTGATTCATATCTGCTCCAAATCGACCCATCATGGAAATATCTGATCCAGCCTGTCTTTCCGCCATTCTAGCCCCAAAGTCCTGTGATCGGATAGCACTCGATTCCGCCAAGTTGGCCATCGGATCGGCGGCTCGTTGAGCAAGCCCCATCTGTAAATCTTGATACTGTGGATCGTATTGCTGGCGAACTCCAAGCATTTGATCTTGGAGCCCTGAGTCGGCCATTGCTCCGACATAATCTCGGGCAGATTTGCCGACATTAAATTCGGGTAAGGGAGGGGGTGCTTTTCCTCCTCCAAAGAGTTTTTGTAAGAAGAAGGAAGGAACTCCCGAGGAGTTAACTGGTTCACCCGCTCCACCGGCATCTTTGAGCATTTGTGCCTCTTCTTGATTAATGTACGCTAATCCTTCACCTTCCGGTGCGGCAGTATTAAGAAGCATGGCCGCCTGTTTGAGCGGATCTTCGGGGGCGAAGGAAACTATTCCATCTTTTGTCATTTTACCCTTTGCACCGGAGAGCATGAGAAGTTCTCGTTCGATCGGATTAATATAGGCTAATGATTCACCGCTTGGCGATTGTTCGGCTAAATATTTTATTACCTGGTCCTGTGAAATGTCCTCGTTATAGTGATCGGGATTCGTGTCGAAAAATTCAGTGTCGTTGTCCGCCCGCAACATTTGAACATGAGTATTTTTATATTCAGGACTTAATGGATCTTGAGACGCTATCACCTGACGGGGCATAATCTGTGCGTTTTGAACGCCGCTTAGACGAAGTTGTGCTTCTTCTGCAATTTCCTCTTCCGATGGGCCGATTAATTTTTTTATAAAGTCCATATTAAGTCTTGATTATGTAATTTAAAATGATGGTGGGCTGGACATTGTTGTGCGCTCCGCCTCCGCCGGTTGACCCCGATGTCCCTGGGGTATTGCTGGCCGCTTCGGATCCAGAATCCCCCCTAAGCGTACTACCGGATGCGGGGACGGTATGGGTATGAGCCGGCATTTCTGCAATACTGAGGGTATGCGTTTCAGCACCTCCTGATCCGCCTAAAACATCTCCGTCAACTCCACCAGTTAAACCGGTTAATCGATTAGCAGATGCTCCGCCCATATCATCCTGTCCGGCAATTACTCGCCCTCGAAGGTCGGGGATATTGAAAGTCGATGAACCATCTCCCGATCCGTAGGTGGTTGCCAACAGTCCAAAAAGAGTCGAATAAGTGGAGCGTGAAATTGCCGCACCATCACACAATAAATAACCTGTTGGGGCAGATGAACCGGCATAAGGCATGATCGAGCCTGTGGGCATGAGAACACTTACTGCACCAGCATCGAGCTTGGCGGCTGTTACTGCTCCATCTTGAATCTTTGCGGTGATGACGGAATCCGTGGCCAATTGGGTCGCTGTGATTCCGGCATCTTTAACTTTTAATTTACTCGAACCTAAAGTAAGTGTCGAATTGTCAGTCGTATCTGCCGCCGAGGTAAAATACGCTTGGCCGACAATATCAATTAATTTCTGTGCGGTGACTTGATCGCCACTCGCAAAACTCTGTCCTGTTGATAATACTGCCATAATTGTTCTCCTATGAAATGGATGTCGTGCTTCTGTCTGTTACTCGGGCATCGATCTTAACTGCCCGTAAAAATGGTCTGCCCACTGTGGGCTTAAAGTCTGTCTGTATTCCGAATCCCCTTTTTCTTACTCCCAATCGGATGGATGAATCTTCGCTTGCTGGTAATGTACTGCCCAGTAAAGTGGATATTGATGTGGCCGATGTTGTGGAGTCGGGATCTTCAGTTATAAAACTGATATCACCATCGGAAAGTCCTTGATCTGAGCTTTTTATATGTAGCTCTGAACGGGAAAACATTTTTCTGTCAGCAGTATCGGCATCGTATTGACGAGTGGTGCATTGAGAAACGACTGCTATTGTTTCGGGGACTGCCTGACCGGCAGTCATGCTTACCACATCTCCTCCATCCGCTCCATCGACTTTATGAATGCCTCCCTCTTCTGTGGTCAGATAAAGGGCATTCTGTGAGCCTTCCCGTGCCACGATTAACTCTCGGATCGCAAACTCGGTTGAGTTGACTGTGTCGATGCTTTCAAAGCCTCCGTTAATCATCGAGTACACAATTATGGTATTAAGTTTGGTAGCATTGCCAGCACCTGGCACGGTATCTAATGGGACTGCCAGCCACAGCCTGTTGTCGAAGTAAACTGCACAGCTTAAATGGACATAGTCCTGATTAATTCGGTCGATGAATGGTTGGATGGTTTCTGAAATTGGTGTGCCTGTTCCTCTTAAATTATATTCGTCTAAGAATTGAACTGCATAAATTCCTTGATCGGATAAAAAGAATATTTGGTTTGCCACTTGAACCACTGACTTCCTTGCCGAGCATCCGATTTCTGTGGTGACAACATTGGTCGAAACATCTGCAAGTGATCCGCTTATCCCACTCATTAGATGGATCGATTTACGATTAAATACTACGAGCGAATCCTTAGTGAATGGAGTAAGCTGGACCAAGTAATCGCTTTGCCCGGCAGATGGTCTAAACTGATTGCCAATCACATCCACGGTATCGAAATCCATAATATCAGATGCTACAATTTCATCCCTTATTCCTCGGTCCGCTGGAGTGGTAGCCGAGGTGTACCAGTAAGGCATCCAAAGCCTTCGTTCGTGAACGATTCCCCAAGGTGCGGCGGGCTGGTGGATGTAGCCTTTTCCGACTGCTAGTGGTTTATTAACTGTCAGAGTTTTTGCTTGCCCGATTGATACATTTGCGACTTCTAAATTAAACTGAAATTGATTTGCATTTGGGACATTGGAAACACGAGTTTTTTGATTTGTAAAAAGGTCGAATGGGCTAGTCCCCGACTGAATGGTTAAGTCATCCCCAGCGGATAGTCCGTGAGAATTTATATCCATGGTTACCACTCCGTCCTGTGCGACTGTTGTGGTATCAGTCAGATAAACCGGTGCAGTATAAGTTCCGTTTGCCACTTTGCTGAAGTCTAAGAAAAATTCTACCTGTGCACCTGAAACATTAAAAGTCGTATTTTGGCTCGTTGCCATTGTAACTGTAAACTGATTTGTCGATGCAGTGGCCACTTGGTAGCAGTCATTCGGATTATTGGTCCAATTCCCTAAACCGGTTAAGGTAACATAATCATTAGCCACTCGGCCATGTGCCGTGGCATTTACTGTTATTGTCTGCCCACTTTGTGATGCTGATGTGATATCCACTCGCTGAACCTCGGGACTGGCCTCGAGAGTTGTCTGACGAGTCCTAAAGATATACATCTTCCCGAGTCCCTGAGTCATCTGAACCGGTCCATCGACTGACTCCCCGCCCGCTTCATACCGACACTTAAAAAGTGCCGAGTCTTTCAGACGCAGAATGATACAGGTGGTATCTGTGGCGGTAAAAATATAGTCATCATTATTGGATGTGGCATCCGAAAAAACTGCCGATCCGAATACTTCGTTTACTCCGTTATCGTTGAGGGTAAAATAATAATTATCAGGGTCACTTGCATCCCCTCCTTGAAATTTTAAAGTTGTACCGATTGCCGTGCCGGAAGCTACCACGGAAGTATTCCCTACATTCTCGCCTTTAATAGTAAAAACGGTATCCGCTCCGCTGTTAGCAAAAGTCAGAGTCTTAGTCGTAAAATTAACCGAGGCTAAAGTACGAGTCCCATCGACTGATGCATCGAGATCATCAATATGAAAATTTTCTCCAGGTATAAAAGAAAGTGAGGGCGTAGTGCTTAAAATTAAGGTTACCACATTGCTCTGCCGTTGAGCTGATAAAATGATGTAAGGCAATCGTATTGCATTTGTCCCCGATGTGATTGAGCCAAACAGAGTCGATAGACCTTTCCGTGTCTGCCAAGTTCCATCCTTATTCATTCGGCCATTCTTCGACAATGCTACCTCACCAGCCTTCAACTGGTTGGGGCGTAGACGGGCATTCATCCGCAAAAAGAAGGTATCACCCTCCGATGTGAATGGATCGTCTAGTTTGCCGTAACTGCGGTATCTGCTCATGGTGCGGTTGTTTTATACGGATGCGAAGTTGGTAGGTCTGATGTTAGTCCCCACTTATGTGCTAGGTAACCTTCGATCTTTTCTCTATCAGTGTCTGTATTTACGGATGTGATGATAATCTCCTTTATAGAGCCTGTAAACCCGGCAGAAAATGATGCCCGTAAAACTCCACCTATACAAAATCTATTTACAGTAAAAGTTCCAGACCTTGAATATGAAACTACTCCAGTTGTACCACCATTAACTCTTGTTAAGATTGCTGACCCTGTATCCGTCCAATATAATATTTTAAATGTTCCATCAAATCCAGTCCCAGCATCAACTGTGCTACTTACTACAGCCACCCCAGTATCATTA